GAACTGGACGCACACACAGGTCGTTTAACAGACCTGGACTCTGCACTGCCACAGCAGTACCACCAGTTAGGACTACTACATGAATGACCCAACAGAAACATTCATGTCGTTGTTCGGTGGTAGAACCGATGCACACGGAACATGGGAAGGTGGCTCAAAGAAGTCACCTGTGTCATACGAAACATTTGCCAAACATTTGTACGGCGAAGAACTCATCGGTATCTACCCCTTAACAGACGGTTCCACCGTCCGTTGGGGTTGTTCCGACATTGACATTGATGACCTTGACTCAGCACGAAACCTACAGGTGGCATTCGGAATGAAAAGCATTCCATCGTTTGTAGAAAAAACTGTGAGAGGTTTCCATGTGTGGGTCTTTGCCAACGACTGGATTCCAGCACCAATCATGCGCCGAGCATTCCTGTCGGCACATGAAGTGATTGGGCTACCACCAAAAGAAGTGAACCCCAAACAGGAAGAAGTAAACGGACTAGGAAACTATGTTCGTCTTCCATATCCGGGTGGCATTGACTACATACCAGAGAACAGGTACATGCTGTTCAAGCAGGATGACAAACCAATGACACTTAAAGAGTTCCTAGAAAGTGCACAGGAGTCAAGGGTGAACATAAATCTTTTGCGACCCCTTGCAGAAAAGCATCGCCCAAAGACCCGTGCTGTGCTTGACCAACTACAAACATCAGCATCAGTTCAAGAAGCACTCACCCATGTGAATGCTTTTGTTAAGAACATTTGGAGGAACGGACCATTCGAATCACGAGATAGGTCCAACACTCTGTGTAAGATGGTTCACAAGATGCACGAGCAAGGAACACCGATGAACATGGCGTACATCATTCTTGCCGACGCTGACAAGCGTTGGGGGAAGTTCCATCTCAGAACAGACTGTGTTGAACAGTTAGTAAAGATAGTTGAAGACATCTACGGTGATGATACGACGGGAGCATTTAGACCTTAATGTTTGTTCCGTTCATCAAAAATCCTTACATACGATTTCACAGCAAGATAATCAAAACTGATTCGTGTTGGGTTTGGGATGCAGCAACAAACAGCAAAGGTTACGGGTTGTTCCAAGAAAACAAAAACAGATGGCTTGCCCACAGATACTCATACACAATCCACAATGGAGAAATACCACAAGGAATGTTTGTTTGTCATGAGTGCGATAACCCACCATGTGTTAATCCAAAACATCTTTGGCTTGGAAACAACTCAGCGAACATGAAAGATGCCTACAAAAAAGGTCGTCTTAATTCAAATCGTAATCCATATGGAAGGAACCAGTTTACAAAATGAAAAAGTATCAGTACCACCAAAACTTTGCTGTAAGACCTAAAGCAAAAGCACGACCACGAATGACAAGAACAGGTCGTGCATATACACCTAAAGCAACAATGGATTATGAAAAGTCAATAGCAGACTTGTACAAAGGTCCACTATTTGAAGTTGGTCTTCTGTCGGTGAAGTTACGCTTCACCACAGAAGGAACCGAACTGATGATAGAACCAGTCACAAACAATCCGTTAGTTGAAGGACCGAAAACAAAACTGACAGGCGACATAGACAACTATGCCAAGTCAATGCTTGACGCACTCAACGGTGTGGCATACACAGATGACAAACAGATTGTCTGCCTTTATTTGGAGAAAGCATAATGAAAGAATCTAGATGGGACTTTCCAGCAGAACGCAGATACAACTTTTCGGACGACATGAAGTTTGGAAGCAAAGGTGAAGAACTAACACGAAACTTTCTACAATCAATAGCAGACGGTTCTTTTGAAGTCAAGACAGACCGATACCGTAATGGTCGCATGGTTGTAGAGACACAACAGAACCCAAGAGAAACAGGTTGGAAAGATTCTGGACTGTTTGTCACCGAAGCAAAGTGGTGGGTATACATCTACTGTCTCGATGGTGCAATGATTGCTGTGTCTGTTGACAGACTCAAACGATATATTGACACACTTCCAGCAGGAAGACTAAAGAAGTTTGCTTGGAACTCAAGCAACCCAACAAAAGGATTCCTATTACTTCCCGAAGAAGTAATGGACATGATGATTAACCCCGAGTACGACTCTGAAGAATAAAGAAGTATCCCTCAATCCCTACCACGCAAGCACATTGCGTGGGGGGAGGCGACCTGAAACGCCGATGGAAGCCTTGATGATGGCTGGCATCGGTGAAGCAACCATTGAATCAGTTGAAGAACTGCAACCGCTCCGAGAAGCCATCGCTTCTTGTATAGAGCAACTTGGCGAACAAGACCAGTTCATTATTGATGCACTCAACTCTGAAATGATTTCACTACAAGAACTTGGCGAGCGTCTTGGGGTCACAAAAACTCATGCTTGGCGTCTGCGCAATGTCGCATACGAGCGACTACAATCAATTCTTTCCGAACATCCAATAATTAGAGAGAGGCTTGGCTTTGACGACGAGACAGATGACAGTGGGTTTTGATGTTGAAGTCAGTCCACAGACGGTTGCTAAAATTCTTGCAGCGCATTACGGCGACGTTACTGTGGGTCAAGGAGTATCGGAAAACGGTCTGCCCTACGGGTACATATATGTTGCTAATAAGAAAAGGAAAAAAAAACATGTCTGACGAATCATCATGGATATATGACATCATTCCCGAAGCGCAAGCGAAAGCAATGAATGAAAAAGGTGAGAAGATAAAAAATTTTATGGACAACGGAGTAACCGTTGTTCTCAGTGCAAGCAACCAGTCGGCAATAGAAATATGTCAAACATGGCAACGTTCCCTAGCCGGCGACCCATTCGCATGGGTTCGCATAAGTTCATTCATGGCAGGACTAATAGAAACAATTGAAGAACATCTATTTGAAGAAGGGATAAACCCATACGAGGAGGAAGTATGAAACCAATCAAATGTAATTGGGACTTGGTGAGCGTTCACTGGCGTGACGCTTACGATGCAGAAAACGGTTGGACAGTAATCAAAGACTACAAACCTACAGACACAACTGTTGTGACTGTTGGATGGTTGTGGCCCGACTGCCTAGAAGGATATGTCACCCTAGTGACATCATACTTCCCAGATGAAGTACCAAATCTTAAAACTGCTGGAATGCCAACACACATTCCGTTGGGAATGGTTATTGCTCAAACAACACTCAAGCAGGCTTCGGTGTTTCTTCCTGAACATCGGGAGAAGGAATCACCAAGTTCGCAAACGCTTGCTGCATCTTTGAAGCGTCATCAGCCATTGCAGGCGAAACTTCGAAATGCAACCAGTCGCCCGAACCGCCACCGTGGATAGTTTCTTTTTTATAATTTAGCCACGCATCACGGTTACACATCCAAGCCCTACCATGAGGCTTCACGATGTAATCAAAAGCCGCTTCAAGTCCCAACGCATCTGCGTTAGCAACAATAATTTTTAGAACACGCATAGCCTCAAGCCTGCCGTTCTTCACACCCTTCTTACCAACGATGTGCCTGAAACTGAGGTCAACTGCACGACCAGTAGCATGCACAGAAAGTTCCTCTTTGCCACGCATAGGGCGAACACCGAAGTCGCCGTTATTCCAGAGCGCACCGTTGGACAACTTGATTGTCTCGTTGATGAACACTTTCATTCCTGGGCGAAGACCTTTGGCTTCGCCATCCTTGTTTCCTGTATATGGTCGCTTGGTCATTGTTATTCTCCTTGTAATGATTTCTGTCTAGATACTAATGCTTCAATCGCTTTTTGACGACGAATCAACTCACTCTGCTTTTCTTTTTCTTTAACCTGCCTACCCGGTACACCCAAGAAACCAAGCAAAGGATTCACGTATCCACGTTGCTGATATGTGTCAATAGAAGGTGTCAATCTCTCCGCTGTGCCTGCGAACGGAATAAGGTTTCTCAAAGCATAGAACGCTTTATCATTCACAAACTTGTCACCATTAGGACCAGTCTCACCGAATCCAAGTCCTTGCAAGAATGGTTGCAGTATTGCACCGGCACCACCTTCAACCTGTACAGGGTTCTGTGAGAAGGGACGGTTGGAATACAACTGTCTTCCACCCATCAACTCAACGGGAACACGTAACAACGGGTTCACGTTTGCCAAGAAACGTTGTGGGTCTCGCAACTCTTCAACCTGCTGACCAATTCTATTGAAACCAAAGTCTGGTGTAGCGTACAAGTCTTTACCAAATGGCAACTTGAATGCACCAATTTGTTCCATCCAAGCAGGGATAACATCCCCCTCTTGGTCTGCGTTAAAGTTTCGTTTAACAGTGTTGTATGTTGCGTAAGCCTTAGGGTTAATCCACATGTTGCTAATCTGCATTGGCAGGTTGCGTGAAGTCCACATCCAAAACGGAACAATCTGACGCATAATTCTGTCACCAGTAGAAATGTCTGTGTAGTCAATCAAGAACCTACGGGTTCTGATTGCTGCTGCTTCAGCATCAAGACCTTGTGCAACACCATCCCAACTCATCATAAACCGTGAATGGTTCTCAACCCATCTACCAGCATTCTTTGATGTTTTTGTTCCACGAATAGGTTTGACATAATCAAAGAAGTCTGAAGATATACCACCACCAGATTGAAAGAATGCACTCATCGAATCTTTTGCACGAGTCTGCATATTCACTGGAAGTTCCTTAATCCACTGTTCAGCATTCAGACCACGCTTAGAAGCCTCAAGCCAACTACGACTCATCTTTAGACCCTCGTTAAGATTTCCTAAATCCCCACCACCGGCAAACAACATAAATGTGTTTGACATGGCGTTACGAATATGAAAACCAGGACTCAATGTTGCATAAGCCTTAAAGAACTTTGTGTACTTGGACATAAAGTTCGAGAACTCACGCACAACAATAGGGTCTTGAAGTCTATGCACATTGCTAATAATTTCAGCCAACTCTTTTTTAACCTGAATATTAGGAAAGAACTTGCTTAACTCAACAAAACCATCATCAAACTTTGCTACAAAACTGAACTCATTTTCAGGTATTCTTCCACGAAGTTCTGACGGTATAAGTCTGTTTGATGTTCCAACAAACTTCATACCTTTCAGACCCTGATTAAACAAGAACTCTTCTTGTCTTGCAGTAAGTTCAGATGCCTTTGTCAGATACTCTGTTCTTGCTTCAATGAAAGCCGTTGTGACTGAACGAATTTCTTTAGGTATACCCTCAGCAGAAACCTGTGAAATCAAATAGGAAGAGTCATCAATGAACTGGTCAACATCAGCCAACCATTCAGCGTTACCACTATTCCTAATAGTTGACTTCCAGTAACGACCATCCTTAGCCATCTTAGCCAAATCATCAACAGCACGTTGGGCGTCCACAAGCCTTTGTGGACCCCAAGAAGCAAGACGAACAGCGTTATCAAAAGCCTTCTGCGCTTTCTGAACACCCTGTTTTGCTGCAACTTCAAACGCATAAGAAGAAGAAACCTTCTTGGCAAGTTTGCCATCAAGCATAAGTTCTTTAGTTTCCATTGCTTTAGCAAGTCTTGCATTAGCAACTATCTTTTCTTTCAACAAAACCTGTTCATCTTTTGATAGACGACCAATATATTCCAGTGCTTGCTTTTGCAGACCTCGTTCAATAACTTTATCAAATTCAAGGTCATTAACTATTTGGTCAATAGAATCCATTTCACCAACAATGTTTGCTTTTGTTCCAGCAATCTTTGCCTTATCCGGAACAGCATAACGTGGAACATCCAAAGTTGAAGAAGGGTTTAATCTTAAACCTTCTGCAACACCAGTTGCTTCTTCTGCGAGAACCCTACTTTCAAGAAACACATTCTTTCCCTTTGGAACATTCTGTGTAGTTAATGCAGTCTCATTGTCAATAATGTCAATAATCTGTTTTTGCAACTTAGGTATTTCAAGCAATGTTTCTTTATTGGTCTCACGAAGTGAATCAATTTCGGCACGAATCGCTTGCTCACGCTTGGTTACATTGGTTCCATCAGACATCCAAGCACCATGCTGGGACATGTCAAACTCATTATGAAGTTGTTTGTACTCATCTAAAAACTTTCCTTCATTACTGGAGTTCCATGCTTTGGCAAGTTTTGCTTTGCGTGAACTTGCAACTTTTTCCAAAACTGGAGTATCACCATAATCAGACAAAAGATTAATAAACTCAGAAGGAGTGTAAGATAGTTGCCTACTTGGTTCAACTTCGTATCTAGCCCTAGGTGCATCACCTTCGTATCTCATTGGTGCATCTGTTGCAAACCTAATTTCAACACCAGACTCTGCAGCAATTTGTTTCTGCAAATTACTGTCCTCAAGATTCCTGGTTAAAGAACCCAACTTCTCCAAAGCAGAACCACGACTCTCATGCTCCATAAGTTGCTTCTGAACATCTAACAAAGAATCCTCAACCTCAACCAACTTTGCCTCAATTGGCATCTGTCGTGCCTCATACATTCCACGTGACTTAACAACTCTTTCACGTTGAGCCATCAAACGATTACGCTCGAATGTTAACTGCTTCTCCTGCTTGCGCAAACCGATAACATCGGTTTGACGCAAAGGTTCATCAAACAAAGAATCAATTTCAAACCTAGTGAAACCAAGCATCTCTGCAACTTTTTCATCAGCGCCAGCCAAAGCCATTATTACCTGATGTTCAGACAACCTTGTTTGCGCACGCACAAAATCTGGTGTTGCAGCCATGCCATCAATCTGTGCCTGCAAACGAACACCAGCACGCTGGGCTGTAGCCAAACGCTTTTCAGCAAGCCTAATGTCAACAGGGTTTCTCTTGATTCCCTCAACGGCTACTAGCAACCTGTTAGCATGTTCTTCTAGTGCTGAAGCCATACCTTCTGCACCACGAAGTTCTGTGCGCATAAGCCAACTACCAGGAATATACCTTCCATTGTCACCAACTGAACCAGGAACACCTTCCAACATTGTATTTGTTGGAAGATTAGTATCATTCACAAGAGTCTTTAAACCAACTATATTGCTATCAACTTTTCTTGTTGTTCTACCAAAGAAGGAATCCAAATCAGTAACAGTTCTTCTTTCTCTTCTTCCAAGAGTTGGTAGATAATAACTTGTTTCTCCACCTAAAATTTCTGAAAAGAAATTTGCTAAAGACCTTCTAGAGGTAGAAACAGCAGAGTCGCTTACACCTTCTGTCAAAATTGAATTAATCAATTTTGCATAACCGTATTGGTCTCCGCCGTCAATAAGTTTTTTTAGACTTCCCTTAGCGGCACGCACAGATGAGGAGTTTTGAAGAGCCTTTAATTGTTGTGCTGCCAATTTTTTATCGGCAACAACGGCTTTATCAATTTCGTCAAAATCTTTGGCAAGTTGAGTAACACGAGCCTTTTGAGTTTTTACTTCTTCACGCAAAACATCACCAACACTTGTTGTTAGATTTTCTTTTGGATTTGCTAACTTTGTTTCTTTTTTGAGAATTTCTCTTTCCAGTTTTTCAATAGCACTACGAATACGTCCACGATATTTTCCAGCAATAGTTGCAGCCTGTTGTTCTGCGCTTTGACCAACAAGACTCATACCTTCCGGTACTGCTTCATTGGTTCCACCAAGCACAAGAGAACGTGCAGACCTTCTAGCACCCCTAGAAGCCTGTAGGTCTGATTGCAACCCTAAATCTTGTAACGCAGCAATTACATTGTTTTCAAGTTCAAATGCACCAGCATGTTTATAAAAAAGAATATCAGTATTGGCGGTTCTTGATTTAATCCAAACAGAACGAAGTTCTGGAAAATGATTGTCTAACAATTCTTTCTTACGCAATAAAGCAAGTTCTTCTGGTGTGTGCGCAGAGTCTGACAACACCTTTCCACGCTTACCAATCTTGCGTTCTGCTCTAAAAATCTTTGCTAATTCTTCACGGAACACAATGGCGTTATCAATGTTGTTTGATTTGGATAGTTCTGCATCAAGAAGTCTTTGTTTTTGTGGACCCCATTCACCAGCACGTTCAATAACACGAACTCTATTTTTTGTTCCTTTAACTACCGTTTGTTCACCATCAAGATATGAAACTTCAACTACTTGGTCACGTACCGTTTTGCGAATTGCATCTCTTTCGGATTGATTTGTAACTCCAGATAATAATTCTTTAAGAATTTTTTCTTTTTGTGGACCGAATGTTCCCGCTTCTTCTGTTGGAATAAAATTTGAATAACCCTGTAAACGTGTGTTGCCCCTCTTTGCATTGGCTACAGTTTTTGTTCGCAAAGATGTTTGTTCAGTAGCAAGAATACGTTCACGGATTGCCAATATTTCTGTATCAGAAATATTGTTTCCATTATTACTTATAGTGGTTTGTAAATCTAGTATTACTTGTCGTGCTTCTCCAAGTTGTTTCTTGTATGCAACAGTTGAAGAGAGCAAAGGTTTTGCAACCTCAGCCAAAGTAGTGTTCCACAAAGCCAACGGCAACACCATGTCAATGGTGTCTGCCGTTTGCATTGCACGATTAAAGTTAATTGTTGTCTCTCTGTGCAGGTAATACTCTTGCACACCGGAAGCCAAATCAGAAACAAGGTCTCGATAACCAGTAGGAGTAGTTGCAGTTGAAACAGCAACCTGCTGATACTTATCCAATCCTTTTGTTTGTCTTACAACGTCTTGTTCTAATTTTCCTATTTTTGCTCGTGTAGCAATAATTACTTTATTGTATTGTTCTTCGGTAAATGGTGATTCACCAGTTTCCCAATTACGAATAACTTCATCTAAAGTATCTTCAAGATTGGTAATCTTTGATTTAGTATTTTCAATACCATTAACAATAGTTGCACCCTTGGGAGAAAAACTATAGTCACCCATTGCATGTGCCTGCAACAACAACTCCTGCAGGTTCTGATAACGATTGTAAGTAGCCTTCTCCAACGATGTGCTTGTATCGGTCAAACCATTGGCAATCAGTTTTGCAAACTGTGGGTCATGCATGGTGTCACGCACAATTAGCCAAACACCAGCCTCACGGAGTTCTGTTAAGTTGTTTGCTTCAGTGGTGCCGGCGTTGATGCGACTGATGATTCCACGAGTTTTAACCTCAGACGTATAAACCCTTTTACCATTAACAACCTTTGAAACATATGTATCGTCAAGACCAATTTGACCCAAACTAGTAGAAGTAATTTTTCCCTCTGGGTCAAAAATTGATTTAATAATCTTCATCTCGGGAGTAAGATTTGCTTCATCCCAAATAGCAGCAATGTTTCTTCTATTCATCTTTGCGAGAACCTTAGGTTTCTCTACATCTAACCCACCATAAATTGCCTCATGCAAAGAATCTGCAACACCAGTATCAGAACTAGAAACATGCCACTGGTCATCCAGTTTGATTTTCCCATCAATAATATCATTCACAATATTTTCTACAGCCAAAGACTTCTCCCAAGAAGTCGTCAGGGAATCCAACTGCTCCGAAAGAGCAGCAAACTTGGCATCCAAAGAATTAACCAAATCATCATAAGAAACCTGTTCACCCATTTCAATAGGACTATCAACCAATGTCCTACCAATAACAGAATCTATTTGGCTGGCATCCTCTGCAAGAGGTGCACCAATCCTCGAAATGTTTTGTGCATAATCAGTACCAACACGGTCTAACTCTTTCAAAACTTCGTTGATAGCGTTATCAACTTTATCTACTTGTGCCTGCATTGCTTGAACAACTACGCTTCCCTTTTCAAGAGCAGCAACATAGTTTGCCCAAGAAGAAAGACTTTCTTTTTGGGCAGCAACAAGAGCCTCACGTGCAGCAGTTAAAGCAGCAAAAGTTTCTTCAGGTGTACCAGTTTTTCTAAGAACTTTTTGTAATGCATCAATCTCGTATCTAAGACCACCAACATTTTCACCAGATATGCTTCCACGCACAACATCCATATATTCATTAATCGTTTTAATAGCCACTCCTGCACGAATAGCCATCTGTTTATGCGCTTCACTAACACCAGTTCGCAAAGACTTAGCGTAATCTGCTTGTTGCCTCAACCACTCTTTACTAACATTGCCCATCTGTTTTGCTTCAGAAAGAATGCCACCCTCTTTAGCAAGACGCATAAACTCTGCGTTGCTCATTGAAGAAGCATAATGTTCACCATATTTTTTAAATATGGTTTCCATATCTGTTTCAAAAAAGTTTCCCATGAAACCTTTTGACCTAGCAATTTCATTTAAACGGCTAACACCTTTGGCAACATCATCTGCTGTAAGTTTTTCACCAAAGAACATTGCATCTTTAACTAGACCACGAGACTTAAAAGAAGCAGAAGGGTCAGTCATATTAACTTTTAGGTATTGACGAATTTCTTCCGCATACTGGGATGAACGCTTACCAATATAATCTTTTGCTTCTTCGGTCATCATGTGAGGCAAATAGTTGTCAAAACGATTTAAGGTAAAATTTTGGTCAACTTTCCTAAAAGAATCTTCAACCTCTCTGTGCATTTCTTGCCACAAAGGTTTTATCTTGTCATACGCACGTTGTTCAACATCGGTCATTGGTCTAGTCCACTGTTCTGGAGCGGAATCTAAAAACTGGTACAAAGTATCTTTTGTTTCCCTAATCTCAGGAAAATCATTAAACATATTATCTAGACGTTTTGAATAAGTATCCTTAGCAGCCTCCTCGATACCACGAGCAATAGAATCCATACCATGCAAACGAACAGCATAACGAGCAACTTCAGCAGACAAAGGCTTCTCAACACCACCAACCATCATCTTGCCAGTAGTTAAACCACGACGCAACTCACGCATCGCTCGTTGCTGATTGGTTCCAGAAGCAATAAAATGTTCAGCCATCCAATCAACAGGAGAACTTCTCAAAATTGTTTCCTTAGTTCTTGCTAAACCAGTTTCAAGAGCATCTGCAATAGGACCAGAAAAAGGAACCTTAAATTTTGTTCCATGAATATACAAACCAGATTTTCCCAAACCAAGTTTTTCTGCCATTTGGATACCCTCTTGGGTTCCATCAACACCCGCACGCATGGCACGACGACCATTCTTTCCAACAGCCTGAACAAGTTCGGCACTACCACCAAGTTGGTCAACCAAAGAAGCCAACTTAGTTTTACCCTGCCAAGTATTAGTCAACCTTTTGCCAAGCAGTGTTCGTGCACTCACACCTGCTTTAGCAATTTTTTCTTCAACTGCTGCTGCACGTTGCAAGTTGATTAACTGTGCTGGGCCCAACGAAGCCAACTCATGTGCGCCGGCTTCAGCAAATTCTTTTGCAGCAATTCGTGCACCAATCTGCCCACCTTCTCTCAAACCTGCGACAGTAAGACTTCTTGGTACGTTGACACCAAGAGTCAACCAGTTAATTGGGTCAAGAGCCAAGTCACCAATTAAACCAACAACTCTTCCAAGTTTTCCTGGAATCGGAAACGCTGTACCAAAACCATACAAAGGGTCTTTAGTTTGTTTGAACCAATCACCAATGCTTGCCTTAGTTTCTTTATTGTTATCAACAACATCTGCGATTTCACGAACACCAGAAATAATTCCACGACGACCGTAATCCAAAACAGCCAAAGGAGCAAGCACAGTTTTAGCAATTGGATTATCCAAGAGATTAGCAGCAACACCAAGAGCGCCACTAGGTTTCTGTTGCCCAGCCTTGGCTGAGGCAACCTGCTCAGTAATATCCGGATACTTAGACGATGCAGCACGAGCAGTAGTATCCAACCTGGATTGTTGCTGTCGTGTTTTTCCCAAAGCAGCATCAAACACTCCAGTAGTACCCTCAGTTATATCGGGATAACCAGAAGACCTCTTATACGGCGAAGGAGAACCATTAGTTCTAGAAGTAGGTTGAACCATCCGTGGAACCCCACCTTGTGCCTGCTTTGTTAATGCTTGTAGATTCGCCAACAAATCTTGCTGAGAAGCCATTCTTATCCTTTAGAATTTTTGTTCAATAATGCTCTTTGCATTATTGCAACATTGGTTGGTGTTTCTCCTCGTTGGGTCAATCCTTGGGAAATTCCTTGAGCAATTAATTGTTTCATTCGTTCTGCTACTGCCGCTTCGTCGTATGGGTTAAATACTGCTTGCTGATTGATTGAGTTTGGTGAAATAATTTGCTTTGCCTGACCACCAGCACGTTCAATTTCTAGTTGCCTATTAGAGTCACGAATTTGTTGTTCACGTGTTTTGGTTGCAGGTGAATCTTTTGCTCCAGTTTTTGTCTGTGATTTTTTCTGTCTTCCCGCAATAACCTTTGCGGTGTAATCTGGATTTTTTTCATTCAAATAATCTATATAACTATTACTTGCATCAAACGTGTTTCCTGGTTGTTGTCTTCCAGCAATTGTTTTTGCAACATAATCTGGATTTATACCATTCAAATAATCTATATAACTATTGGTTTCATCAAAAGTATTTCCTTTACCAACTTTAGATTTTGGTACAATGTCTTTAGCATTTTTGTCCATCATGTCATATTTTTCTTTAATAGCAGCCAAAGCCGAATTAACTTTTGGTCGATTTGCTGCAACCTTCTCATCAATAGCCCTAAACGGTTCAGGCATATAACTCTGTGGGTCAAACTGTTGGTCAGGTGTTGGAAGACCGGCATTGGTAAATATTTTATTTTGGTCAAACATCTTTTCTTTAACAGTGTTTTGCTCTGCAAACAATGTGTTAACCAAATCCAAATACGACTTTCCAGTACCATCTGGGTCAGCAGGAAGAGAACCATTAGCAATCTTTTCATTAATTGACTGTTGAATCTGAAAAGCAGATTTACCATTCTCCATTGCACCCAAAATACCCAAAAGATTTGCGTCACCAGAATTCCTAATTGCATTTGTTTGCGGAGCATACAAAGAATCTAAATCCTGTGGAGATGTCTGGTTGTAAGAACCAGACATAAAACCAAACTGAGGGTCAAACAAAGTTGATATATCAGTATTCATTGAACCTTTCCTATTATTCATCATAGAAATAAGAGGAAGAATCTGGTCCCAAGACAAATTCATTGGTTGCTGAGGAGTTGGTTGAGGAGCCATACTAATAGTCGCCTTCGTTACTATTGATTCCCATAATTACCCATAGCAGCAAGAATTTGACCATAAATATCTTGACCAGCCTGCATCTGATTCTGTTGAATACCAAACTGCTGACCACTCAACGCCTGTTGCAACTGTGCCAATGCTGCCGCTTGAGCCTGAGCATTCTGTGCCTGATAACCTGCCTTCTGTGCACCCAAATTAGAATTAGCCATCGTCCTGCCCATCTGCATCTCAGCCATACGAGAAGCATCAGACTGTGTTGAGGCACGACGCAGAATATCTGCCAAAGAATTAAAGGCACCAGCACCCTGTTGACCCGCCAACTGTTCTGCAGCAACCTGTGCCTGAACAGGTTGATTGCTCACACCATAAGCACTAAGAAACTGTTCCATCGGATTTGCAACAGTCTGAACCTGTTGCTGAAGACCTTCATAAGCATTACTTGGATTTTGTTTTAGATAATTTTCCAAAGCAGTATAACCAGTGTCGGTCAAACCTTGTGCCGTAGTATATCCTTCACCAAGATTTCTTTGAGCAGTGTCATACGTATCCTGAAGACCCCTAACACCAGTGTTGTATTGATTTGTTGCAATAGTATTTAATTCATTAAAACCAGTTTTATATCCACCGGTATCATAATAATTTTTCAATGCATCAAATTTTGCTTTAGCATCAGCACGACCCTGAGCAGTAGTTGCCCTAGAAAAATCAAACTGTGCTTGGTCTAATGCGTTTGTTATGTCAAACTGCCTACCAGTTTCTTCAACTTTCATTCTGTCTGTACGGTCGGAATATGATGGTCCAGAAGAACCACCACCCGTACCACCACCTGAACCACCAAATGCATTAGTAAATGCATTTGGTTGATTTAAAGCAGTATTTACTGCATCAGACACAGCAGTGTTGGTCATTGCTGGAACCTGCTGAACATAACCACGTTGCTTATTCAACGCTGCATCAGCAGTCTCTGCCCTACGTATTTCTTGTTGATTGCTTGAATCCGTTCTTGTGTATTTTGTTGGGTCAGCCACAGTAGCGACAACTTTGTTATCCTTTTTATAAACAGGAGACCTTCTAATCCCTGGACTTCTTTCCGATGCGTCTGCTCCACGTCTTGCCATATTAGTAACCTGACCTTAATTTTAGTAACTCTCGAGCATCTTGCTCAATCTGGAATGTCTTATCTGCTTCTAAATCTGTCAAACTTTGCTGATACCTATCACCCAATTGTTTATTTGTTAAAGCATCCATGGCAGTTTGTGTGTTCAAACGCTGTTGTGCATCAGCAGTATTTGTAACACGGTCAGAAGCAAAATCTTGTAAACCCTGTTGGAAAGCACCACTCTTAACATTTGCAGAATTTAAACCACGACGACCATAACCTGCAACAACCTGTGGTGCCTGCTTGTTGTATGCTTTGTTCATATCTGCAAAATCTCTTTGACCACGTTGCTGTGAGAGAAACTGTGTGTACGCATTCATTGCACCAGTAGATGCATAATCATTCATGTACCCACGACGCTTTGCTTCGTATGCTGCTGGATTATATGCCATTAAAATCTTGCTCCAAATCTATTAGAAGAAGACCTTTGTTGCTGCGCAACAGAAGTCTTCAATGTCTCTACATCACGACGCAAAGAGTCAATAGCCTGAATCAAAGTAGAAACAATCTGACGAATGGCAATAGCATCATCAGTCTTTAAAGTGGTAACAGCAGGAATAGACAATGGTTGCATCATCCCGTGACCTTACGATTGTTGTACTTGTATGCAATGCTGTCCAATCCCCATTTCTTTCCAGCAGGACCAGTAAACAACAATTGCACAGAACGAGCCAAACCAAGATTGGAGCCACGCACAACCTCGGCACCAACAGATGTTGTTCCCCATGTTGCAGTGTCCCAAACAGATGTATCCCAAACAAAACCAGTAGTTTTTGCTGGCAGAGTAATATTTATACTTTTTCTCTCATATCCAGAGGCTTCTTCAAAATCATGAAAAACTTTTACATTTAAATTTATTGGAGCATCTACTTGCTTCAAAACAAAATCAGGTCTACGAAACATTTTTTTCATAGAATAACTATTGCCATCAACCCAACCAGTTCTATAATTACTTGCAAAATCTGTTTCAACAGTTGCAAGTAAATCTTTTTGTGAAGTAAAAACATCAACACGAACAACACGTGGAATGGTGGAGTGAATCATCAAAGGATTCACACCACCAGAAGTAGTAACAAAATCTGTCCCACCAACAAGACCCTTGCCATCACCGGATGAATGCTTAATCCAAGAACCATTACTTGAAATAGATGGGTCATAAATAAAATTTACCGTAGGAGTAGTTACTGCGGTAGAAGTTGAATATGGCATACTTAGCCACACACGACGATTAACATACGAAACAGTTATCGTAGATGTATAACCATCATTAATGTATCCAAGAGGATACATTGCATTCAGGTTTTGAAACAAGTCAACAACTGTGCTACCGTTATAAAAAAACAATCCCTTGGTGTGTGTATAGAAATACACACCATTTTCAGATGTGGCAATCTTCATGGGTGAATCGCAACCCAACACAGACGACAATTCAACAACGTTATGGTCTGTTGAGTCGTATCCAAAAAGAATATATATTGCTTGAGGTTTAAAAATAACAAGATGTCCTGCAACAACTGCAAGACCAGTTATGCCATCTCCACCACCATTGAAATCAATTTTGTCTGTTTCAAGCCAATCTTCAGGCAAACCCTCATGAGACCAGCGAAGTCTATTCGGATACAAAGTACCGTTCTCATTTGTGTTTGCAACAAACATTTTGTTTGTGTGCTGAATTGTGTGTTCCGCTTTAGGGAAATATCCACCAACAGGACTAGCATAAGCCTGCCACGTAGAACCACTAGCAGTCAAAGCGGTTGCATAAGTGTCAGTAACCTTCCACTTATATGTTGCAACACCAGACTTGCCAGTAGTCATATACATCGTGTCGCCCCACTGGGCTAACGATGCACCATTTGTGCTTGCAGACACAACAGGGGTACCTGAACCGAAATTCAAAAGACTGAAATTACCACCAGTAGAAGTATGAACACGTGTCTCAGTTGTCAACATCAAATACTGTGTAGAACCCTTAAACCAAGTAAGACGCTTAGGAGCCCAAGTACCAGACACAGCAGTAGTGTTTATTTCTCTATATGCACCACGAGTAAACAAACCACCACGAGGGTCAACTTCCATGTTCAACATGTCGGGTGACTCGTTTGGTGCCAACTGAAACTGGTCGGCACGAAGATTTAAACCACCAGTAAAATCATCACGATTGGTAACAAGAATCTGTGGCATGACTAAAGAGTCCTACCAAGAGTTTGCAACCAACGCCTCATGGTTGGATACTGCTTTCCACCAGACATAATAACCGGTTGTGCACTTGATGCTTTCATCAAGTCACGACGAGCAAACGCAACACCTTCCTCAAACGATTTCATATACATGTTTGAAAGGTCAGAATCTTCCTGACGCTGATAAACACGAGCAAGCACAAAATAAGGAAGAATGGCATGAAACCACTCATCTAAATCAATTTCTTCTTGAACATCTTCTAACCATGTGTAAACAGGATTACGGAAAGCACGAACAACCATCGGATAAACAATGTCAGGTTTAGCCCACAAACATATTTTCTGATTCCAAAAACTGTAAAAGTATGGTCGGCTGGCAACATCCAAGTTGCCAAGCCAAATATCTTCTGCATCGTTGTAATCAATAAGGGTTAAACGAGCACCGTTACTTGATGTGTCAACAACCGAAATGATTTCTCGAATATCCCCAATTGTAGATATTTCATATTCACGTTGACTTGCAACAGTGCTAAATGTGTATGATTCCTGCAAGATAGGCCAACGGCGTTCTAACGCATAAATGCGTTGGAAGCCTTCACGAGCAAACTGGTCAATAACAGAATCAGACAAATCGGTTGCATCAAGGTCAGCCATATCTCTGACCTGAGAACGCAATGTTGTAAGTGTTATAGCCATTAAGCCTGACCCTTATTCCTTAAATGTCCAATACAGAAATCTGTCCCACGGGCTTTTGGACCCTCACAAGTATCATCATTGGCTGTGCAACGATTGCGTCCAATATAAGGACCTGATGGAGCAGCAAGGCGTGCGCCTTCTGCGTGGGCAAGACGGGAGTGCTTAGTAGTTGGCTCCCCGTATAAAGTGTGTGCAAGTTTCGCCGATTGGTTCATACCAATAGGGCGAAATGTTACCTACTTAATACTTGGAACCTTTTGAAGAACTCTTCTTCATTGGCATCATTGGCTTTTTTGCCTTTGATGCAGCACCAGCAGATTTTACAGGAGGCTTCTTTGATTCAGCAGCCTTCTTTGATTTTGGCATTGGTGGTTTTGGATACATAGCCATAATTACTTGCCTACCTTGTCTGAGTTTGGACGAACTTTGTAATTCTTATCTTGCTTAACTGGAACTGAACTTTGACCATAGAGACCTGGAGCCGTGACGGTTCCAGTTGGATGGACTGCATCTGCGTGATTGTCTAACTGACGATAACTCTTTGGCATAACTCTCCTAAGACTAAATAGATTGGGGAGACGGGAAGGTGGTTCCCGT